TTGGTACAATTTTTACCGAACCTGATTTTGGTGGACCGCTCCACCGTCGGCAAGTTCTTGACCATTTAATATACAATGGCATTTTAATTTGCATAGAGGAGCGCCGCAAGCCCATTTTGAACCCTAAGGATATTGTAGTTTACAGCATATATAGGGTCTAGGATGTTCATAGACTCACTCATGAGTTTGACTGTATTTAGACGACTGAAATTTAGAGTTCCTGTGGGCTGAAGGGAACTTGTAGAAATACAGAAAGGGTACAAGAAGAAATCTGGGGATGCCACAAAGTTAGTGTGATAATAATGGCTTACATCAATGAAATGGGGTTTACCCCAACGATAATTGGCTAAATCTACACCATTAACATTCAACTTGATTTTGTTTGTGGGTGATGTGAGAGCGCTATTACTTGCAGTGTTAGAAGATGCCAAGTATTTCACGGGATGATTGAACGTAAGTTCTTGCATCTTTGTCCCGGATGGAATACTTTTTTGTACTTGGGTGATGAGAAGATCATGTGTGCGAGAAGCAATATTTCCACGCTCTTCAGTGTCGAGATAGTAATAATTGGCATAACATTCTATATTGTAGTTTGCAGCTTGGGATGCCCAATTAATCCTAATTTCCACGTTATGGTAGTTTAATGCAACGATTGGGATAGCTAGACTAGGACTTTCACAATGGAAAAATCTAAGAGGGTAAAAATAAGACTGAGCAGCTATACCTGGGTGGGTACCTAGAGTACTCTTCGATACATTTGTAGCAAAAGTATCCACGGCAATGTTTTCTGTGAATACGGCATCTTGTTTATCGATAACGGAACCCCCAATTAAGAGCTCAACGCTTTCGATAATATTATCCCACCTTTGGGAATCGAGGGCGGTTGTATTATCATCTATAGTGAAATATACATGACCTAAAAGATCACCAGATCGTTCAAATTGAACACTGGATAACGAGTTGTTTCTCACCGCTCCGTGGATTGTTTGCTTTTCGACGGATTGTGAGAAATTAGCATGCCTTTTGAAAGTTGAATTGAAAAACGACACTTGGGGATCACCTACGATCCATTCATCCTGAGCGCCGGCTGCCATCAATTGAACAATACCTGGGGACATGGTATACTATAGTAAAAGGAGAAAATTACAGGTTGGTTTTTCTACACACGAAACGAATTATTAAAAAATTATCCTTAGCAGGACTTGATGGCACAATTGGGGTACCATCTTGATTACGAATGTTAACAGTGAAACGGTCAATACTGCGAATTGGGTTCACATATTGAGTCACTAATGAATAGTTATCTTTGTAAAGAAATGTCGCAGTACCTTCACCAACGATACTAGCAAAAGAGTTACGAACAACACTCTTAGACGCCTGACCATTTGGTTCATTAGAAGCACGTTCCGTGAAAATACTGTCAAGCTCCTCGATGGAGACGTAGCAATGTTTAGTCGCTGTGGTGGTGTTAATTCTAGCAGCTAACAATTTAGCCTGTACAACATTTTTCAATGGTTGTTGAAGATGACAAGTGAAAGTATTGGCAGTAGTCTGTCCAATTGAATCAATAGTCACGGTGTGATATTCGTGTTGAAGGTCTGGAATCAACTGAGTAGGAGTTGTAATCAGCGCCATATATTATTAGCTTAGATTAAAGATCCACCAATTCCATCCGTGATTTCATAACCACCAGCTTGCGCGGAGACCAACTTCTGGGCACCACAAACACCTCCTGGAGTTAAACCCTTGGCGTAAGGGCCACCTTTCTTACCAGAACCAGCGGTACACTCGAGTTCGACTGGGAGATCGAAGACCGAACCATCATTGGAAGTTTTGGTGGTAATGGGTGTATACTTACTGCTTGTACTGGACTTAAGAGCCCCGAGAGCAGAGATGACCAAGAGAAGAATAACAATCATGGTGAGAGCATTACGGCTGACACGATTGAGAGAGGAGAACATTTATAATGAACCAATATTTTTTTAAACTGCGTTAAAGGTAATTTTTTTAGTTTCTACATAGAGAGTAGATGGACGAAGAGATCGTAATCGATCGAGGAAATACCAGTGTTATGAAATTGGATGCAGATGAGCAGGCCATCATGGATGAGATTGAGATTTCCGCCCCCCGCCCTCAGCGTGTACCTAGACCAACTAGACCCAGTTACAACCAACCCCCAATGGCACAGCAACAGGAAAGTATGGATGCCTTTGTGAACCCCAACAAACAGACTAACCAGAATGCTTCGGCTCCAGATGAAGAAATTGACTATGGTGATGGTGATGAAGATGCCAATTTTTTTGACGATGCTGATGATTATGGAAATCAGGGTTCAGGGCAGGAGGATGAAAAACCTACGAAGGGGTACGGTTCAATTGACGAGGAGAAGGCTGATCTTATCAATAAGTTGGGGCGCCTTGAGAAGAAGGGTTTCACTGTAAACAAGAGACTGAACGCTTACTCAAATGTTGATGAACTTAGATCCGAGGTGAAGCGTATCACCTACAGTATTGATGTTGAACAGTCTATTCGTTTCTCACGACGAATGTTGGTGGCCTGTGTAACAGGTTTAGAGTTTCTCAACAAGAGATACAACCCTTTTGAGATTCAGTTAGAGGGGTGGTCTGAAAGTATCATGGAGAATGTTGACGACTATGATGGAGTCTTTGAAGAGTTGTATGTTAAGTACCGGTCCAAGATTTCGGTTGCTCCCGAGATCAAGCTGATTATGATGCTCGGTGGATCCGCTATGATGTTCCATCTTACCAATTCTATGTTCAAATCGGTGATGCCCAACATGAATGACGTCATCAAGCAGAATCCTGATCTAGTGAAGAATATGATGAGCGCTGTTCAGAATACCACTCGCCAAACTGACGGTCCCGCAACGGAGGCTCCTGTTGGTGGAACTGGTGACTACCAGATGCAGGGACCTGGTATAGATATCTCCAGTCTAATGGGTGGTATCATGATGCCCCCAGCACCTCCCATGAACACCACTGCTATTTCGGCTACTGATAAGCAGGTGGAAGATGATGATGATATTTCTGACATCATCTCTATTTCGGGTGACTCCACTGGTGGTGAGGTCAAGGAAGTCAATGTAGCGACAACCAAGACGAGGCGTACCAGGGGAAGGAAGGCAAAAAAGGAAATTAATCTCTAAACATATATAAATGATAGCTTACTATCCTTTGGAGGAATTGGATCCTCCGAAGCCACAACAGAAGTCTGTTGGTAAGCCTGAGAAGACTCAGCTTGGTTTGGAAGAAAGTGAATTAAATTACATCGTGATAGCTTTCATTGCCGGAGTTATCGCCTTAGCTATATCCGACGCCATCAGGGCGTAATTGTTTCGTTTACCGCGGGGTTATCCCTCGTAGTAAATTTAATAATCAAATGTCTGGATCAATTCACCCGTATCAGAATCTACAGCCGCATCGGTGACATTGTTTCGCATTGTTTTTAATTTTCCACCACGAGAAGTCATTAGTTCAACGTGAATGTCATACGAATATTCTCGGTTGGACTCCACATTAGCTGGTTTGATAATAATACCCTTTTTACCAACAACGATGCTAGGATTCCAAGGATAATCTGAGTCACCACCAAATAGATTCTTTGTACCCACAGTAATTGTTTCGTCACTTGCACTTGTACTTCCATCATGTGTACCACCTTGAACTTCCAAAATCATTATACTTTGATCCCGGTTAGTTGGTTCACCAACAGTGACTGTAGTACCATCTACACTCTTGTTATCCCTCTTTCTCAGCATACATACAATCCTGGCATAAAAGGAACTATGGTCAAATAATAAACGAACCATCTTTGCCTTAATTGAACCAAGTTCAAATGTCTGCGAATATCTCTTACATGCAACATTACTAGATCCCGTGATGAGACCACCACCAATTTGAAGATCGGTTGTGGCTTCTACACCACCTAGACCAATCGCTACCTGATTACCAAGATCAATCTTACCGTCAATGTTCAAATCACCAGTGACCTCAAGATTACTGTTAATAATCATCTCATTTGAGAATGGATCTACGTAGACATTACCAGAAACATCACCATATATATTGGAAACTGCCAATTCATTACCAGGTGTTGTAGTAGCAAACTGCATCATAGCGTTACTAGTTGCGTGTTGCATGCGAGATACACCATTGTACACAGTGAAATGCTCACTTGGATTTACTGTACCTATACCAACATTTGAAGTGTGTATTACATGAATACCATCACCTTCTGTGCCTCCACTTACAGCACCTATGACTGTACCATGTACGGAATGGGTGGAATCACTGAAACCCCTTACATATCCTCCGTATGTGTCGTCTGTTGT